CCTCCTTGACTACAACATCAGCATCGATCTTATCATACAATTCGATGAACGATTGCTTGGTCTCATCATCGAAACGATTCACACAAACCTTGATCGCCTTCATACGATCCTGCCAGATAGCGAAGGCACGGATGATATGAACCAGACGGCGGGTAGAGATCACCTCATCGATACCACCATCTTTGAAAGTTTTACGGATAATGTCCGCCCAGTTAGCAAGGTTCTCGCAGAACTTCTCGTCAGTAACATTCAGAGACTCAGAAGCTTTCTTGAGAATCTTAGTCTCAACAGCAACACTAGGATATTCCTGTTCGAACGTCAGAGCAAAACGCTCAAGGAACGCTTCGTTGAGAACGTTAGTGCCGATAAAACGACCATCATCAGAACCTTTACCTTTGGTATTAGCAGTAGCGATGATGTTGAAACCAGCAGCAGGTTTTACAAACTTGCCGATCTTCTTCAGGAACACACCGTTACCTTCAAGGATGGACTGGAGACAGAGAATCTTGTTAGAAGCAAGGTCAACTTCATCGAGAAGCAGGACTGCTCCACGTTGGAGTGCTTCAATAACAGGTCCGTTATGCCAAACAGTTGCCCCATCCACAAGGCGAAAACCACCAATAAGATCGTCTTCATCAGTTTCAATAGTAATATTTACACGGATCAACTCACGACCCAGTTGAGCACACGCTTGCTCTACAGAGAAAGTCTTACCGTTACCAGAGAGACCAGTAATGAAAGTAGGGTAGAATATACCAGACTGGATGATTTTTTTCACATCAGAAAAGTTCCCGAACGGGACATAATTTTTGTCTTTGTCGGGAATCAGGTTCTGTTGTTCCCGATCGGTAACAGGAACAGCAGCAGGAGCTTTGTAATTTTGCTCCAAACGTTCTTGCACGGTCAGGTTCCAAGTGCCACGCTTGACATAGAAATCACGCAGACGCTTTGTGGCAGTAGCATAAGTAATATCAAAAGCACCACAAGCATCTTGAACTTGGGCGGCGTTGATGTCGTTGCCGTAATTCTGAGACAGGTAAGAAGTCAGTTGCTCGGTAGTAACGTCGGACTTGCGGGGCATGGAGGTCATTTCGTTGATGTACTTATTATAGGGCAGGGTTTGTGGTTCGGGATCAGACCCAGGACGGTTTGCGAACTGGCATACGGAGGTAGTTGCTTGAGACCCAGGGCTTACTAGCGATATACATTTTGTAAGCATCGAACGTAGAGATGTTCGTATCATATTTGTACTCATCAGGCATAGCCCTGGCGAAAGGAGTTACGTTATCCAATTTACCTTTAGGGAAAAGATAGTATGCTTGAATCAAAGTGTTCTCACAAGCATGAGTTTTATTGTAGCGAAGACTGTATTCATCACATAAATTCAGTCCCCATTTGATAAGCCAGTAGGCGTTATCCACGGACTCTGCCGCCCATTTCGTACAGGGATGGTTGCGAAAGGCACCTTTCTCTGTCGAATAGGGCGACCCGTCTGTTTTTCCCAGAGTTCCGTAAGAGTGATACCAAGGAGAAGCAACAATAGAAAGCATTTGACAACACTCCAGAGGCATCTTGACGATGTGTTTATCTGGAAGGCAAATAGCACTCTCTGCAGGAAAAGGATGTGTGACAAAGATATTCATGCAACGTACTCCACAAAGGAATTTAGAAGTTTCTTGTTAGCAGATTTAGAACCTAGCATTTTCTTGAACGCTTTGGTGATCTCAGTTTTCTTGGCACCCGACTCTACCTCAAACTCAGATTCGCTGTCAAGGGCGCTGTTGTTGATCGCATACAAAGCGGTGTAACTCTTAGGGCCAGGGATGATAGCAGACTTTTCTTTCTTCCACTGCTTCTGGACCTCAGCATAACGCGAGATATCAGCATAGGAACTCACAAAGTTGGTGAGACCACTACCACCCATGATACGGAAACCAAGCACATTCACGTTAGGGTTACGATCACGCAACTGCTGAATGAAGGTGTTGGTGTTGCTCTCCCAACCAAAGAACTTGCTATAAACGCGACCAGTCTTACGATCACGCAGACACACACCTTCATCAAGACGGCGGGGGCGAGCATAGTATTCATCTTTATGTTCGTTATAGAACTTGCGACCATAAGAAGTCTGGCAAGCTTCACCGTCAGTCAGGATGCAGACATTCACCTTCTGCAGATCGTTCTTCTTCTGGAATTCGGGAATCAGATAATTCATCATAACAATACCTTCATTCAGAGGAGTACCAGAGAGACCGATACCAGTAGTGCTAGGATAACCAGCATGACAAACGTAGAGATACGCTTCTCGGAAAAGATTGAGGCACATACGCTCATAGTCTTTGCCGTTAGAACGAGAGGACACAAAGTTCATCAGGTGGAACATACCTTTAGCAAGGTAGATCTCACCGATCTTACACTTATTCATCTCAAAGTATTCCTCGTTAGAAAAATACTCTGACTTACCTTGTTTGGCACGACGAACACAAGCGTAATCGTTCGTGAAAGCATATACCTCAAACGGGATTTGAACTTTCTTGCAGAACGCCGTCAGGTTCAAGAGTTGTTTGACAGTCGCCAGGATCTCACGCTGCATAGAACCAGACCAATCAAGCAGAAACAGCAGACCATGATTCTTACCGTCAGGAAGGATAGTAATCTTCTTGAAGATATCTTCGTTGTAACGATAGGTGTGAAGTTTGCTGGTATCGAGAACACCAGTCTTGGATTGACCTGCGCGAGCATAAGCATCAGCAGATTTGCGACACTCAAACTCTTTGACGAGGTAATTTACTTCTTTCTGGGATTGCTTACGAAACTCACGATAAGCTTTATCAACTTCATAGTAAGCATCTTCACGAGCATAACCACCACCGCCAATATAGAGAGCACGTTGCTCGTCGATCCAGTCATGAACTTCAGTCCAGTCTGCAACATAGTCTGACACGTTGATGCTATCAGGAATCTCAACGTAGGTGAGGTTACCAGACCACGTATCAGTCAGACGCTTGGCAGCATCATCAAACGCATCTTGAGTGCGGGAACCCTCTTCGCCAGGTTCATCATCGAGATCAGCACTATCACCACCCTCTTGTTTTTGTTGGGATTGATTGCCAACGGGGGAACTTTCGTTGGCATTATCTTCTTCGTTGGCATTCCCGTTGTCATTTTCGAAGTCACCCCCATCTTGAGTGGAACCACCCCCACCTTGAGTAGTTTGATCGGGTTGCATCTCAGCGGGAGCTTGCTGCTGTTCCTTCTGTTGCTTACAGAAGTTATAGACATCAACAGCAATCTGACAGACCTCAGCAAAGGTCTCAGCATCCTCTGTACGCTTGACGAATACTTGCTCGTCATCAGCAAAAGGAATCATAGCACTAGCACCAACCTTGAAGTGAAGGTTGATACGGTCGATCAAGATATAGTTGTTGAGATCATCGTCAGCAATACCAAAGAAGTCTTGATCGTTCAGTTCTTTGTAACCACCAGCGAAAGACTTGCGAAGACCAGGATACTTACGCTTCATCAGTTTCTCGATGCGAGCATCCTCAACAATATTCACATAGTCTTTGGGGCAGTCATGAAAATCACGCCAGTCTTCATTAGGAGTGAAGAGGGCATGACCCACCTCATGACCCACCAGCATATCATAAACGACGCTGGAAGCACGGTCCCAGTTCGGGAGGGTAAGCACACGGTTATCCACATCAAAGGATGCTGTGGGGACCTTGCGGTGCTCTACAACGAGGTTCTCGGTTGCCAGCAGGCGGGCAAGGTTTCCTTTGATTTCCTGGTTATGCATGGGTCTCTTTCGCTTATGGACTAAGAATAGCAAAAGGGGCACCCCCCTGAGGGCACCCCTAGTCCAGTTCCGAAACTGTCTCCTGGATGACGGAAAAATTCTTTTCCTTCACCGCAGTTATGGTTCGATCAAACTTACCGTCTAAGTTTTCTCTATGTGAAATAACATAAACATTTGAATTCTCATCGAAGTTACGAAGAATCCAACTCAGATCCATACCACCCTGTTGATCGAGAGAACTGTCGAAGATCTCATCTAGAATAAGGAGGTTAGTATCCACGCTATTCTTGAGCTTAGCAATACTTCTCCAAGTAAGCAGAAGAGCAATATCAATACGAGATTTCTCTCCTTCGCTGAAACTATCATATGAAAACACATCTCTATATCGTGACTTGATGATCTCTTCGAAGTTCTCATTCAGCGTGAAATTCACATAGAAGTCCATGCGTTGGAGATACTGATTGATCATCTGGTTCATCGCTGGAAGATAGGTCTTGATGATCCTAGTCTTGATCCCGTTGTCTTTCAACAACTGCGATGCCACCAATAGTGTATCACGATCCTTCTTGTATTCAGCATAGGTCTTGCTGAAATCTTTTTTTTCTGTTACAAGACCTTCAAGTTTGAGAAACTCTAGTTTCTTGTCTGG